TTAAAGATCTCCTTTATAATATTCTATAGTATGTTTTTTACATATATTGCAAAGATTTAAATTGTTTTTTAAATCAATGATATAGTTTTTTGCGTTTTTTATTTTTATGATTTTATTCTTCATATTTAATAATTCCTAAACTTTTATCTATTCTAGATATTAAATAATTGTCATTTATTTGTATCACTTCATTATATGGTAAAACAGAGTTGGTTTTACTTAAAAAAATGTTATTATCAACTATTGATACAATTTTTTTTGAAATTCCATCTAAGAAATAATAAATTGATATTTTATCTGGAGAGTTTATATATGCAGATAAATTACTTCCTTTTCCAAATTTAGAAATTTTACTACTAAATATCATTATTTGAATCTCCAAAATTAAAAGTTAAATTAACTTTAACACCTTCAAGTTCTCTGTTTCCTAGTAAATCATATTTGTTGTAATTAACGGTATATTCTTTTGTTGAGTCTATCATGTTATCTAGTCGTAAATAAGAATTTTTGATTGGTGATGCAAAAACGCTTTCTTCATTACTAGAAACAAAAACTAATAATAAATCCCCAACAAATTCAAAGTCTTCAACTTGACTAAAATCAATATAATTAGGAAATCCGTTTTCAAATTCTGTTAATTGATTTACAATATGCATATTAAATATTTTATAAGAACTATCTTCATATTTAGCAATCATATAGTTTCCATCTTTTGATGTATAATGTTTAATTCCACTAGAGAAATCATAATCCACAGTGCTAAAATCTGGATAGTAATATACAGCTAAGTAAGGATAAGTATCTTTTTGTGATAATATTGCCCTACCTGATACCTGAATTCCTAAAGTGTTATTCAGCAATGCAAAAGCAGATTCGCTTGTGAAACCAAATTGTTTTGTGTCTTCGAGAAACTCTTCAATTAAGTAGTATGTGGTATCCATATAACTATCAGTTATAAATCCAACAAGTGGTTCACTAAAAGGATTTTTATAAATCGCATAAACTTTTTTTGCTGTTGTTAATTCTGGCACTGTTATTGAATCGTTATAAATTTCAGATGCGTTTTTAGTTAAAGTTAAAACAATTGGAGTCTTTTTATCATCATTAATAATAAAACCTATTTTTATTTTATTGTTTAAAGTTAAAGTTGCGTCAACGTCAATCCAATTGAAAGGATAAATTGAATTTTCATACATCGTTAAATTTACTGTTTTTTCAATGATGTTTTTGTCTACAATATTAAAAATCTTTAAATATGGCTCTTCTGTCATGAACACTAATATGGTGTCTTCAAACATTATTATTTTCATAATATCGCTTGACGTAACTTGAGTTGAGTTAAGTTTTATAAAATTATAATTTTCATATTTATATATATGTGTGTATGAATCGTGTATAAACGCAATAAGCTTTCCATCTTTAGAAACAAATCTAGGAGTTGAGCTAGTAAAGGGTTGATCAAAAACATTTGTAATTTTGTCAGTAAGTTTTTTGCCGTATTTTGAGATAGTATGTGTAGTGTGTTCAATTGTTGAAGTGTCTTGCAAATAACTAACAGATGAAATATTTTTAACATTGTTATCAATTTCTAAAATTTTATCGTTATTAACACAAGTTAAAGTAGATGTTAAATTTATTGCAGGCTTAACTTCAAGGGTATTAAAGCGTAGGCAAACTTTATTGTTATAAACAATTAAAACTTCTTCAGTTTCCCCTTCTCCTAATTCGGCAGAAAAGCAAATATTAAAAGTTCCGTCTTCGTTTTTGATAATTTTTTTATTACAAACAACTGCATTTGTTAAGTCTGGAGTTGATCTAATAGTGTAATTATTTGGAGAAAGATTTTCTCCCCTAACAACATATAAATTATTGTCTGATATATTTAAATTTTCGCCTAGAATTTGTTGTATTAAATAATTCTCACCTTTAACAAATAAACCATCGCTTTCAGGTGTTAATTCAAGAAAAATAGTAACTCTAATTTCCATAGCATCTCCAACATTTCTTGTTATATTAACAACATCACCGTCTTGATCTGTTAAAAGCACATGATTAAATATTACAGGATCAAATTCACTAGTGTTTGTAATTCCTAATTCACTAAAGGTGAAAGTGTCTAAGTCGTCTTCATCAATGGTTACGACCTTTTTTATATATAAAACACCACTAGTAATATCGCTTTGAATTTCGCTTGTTTCGGTTTCAAATGTTTTTAGATAATTACCTAGTTTGGTATCTGTTGGAGTTTTAGATTCTTTTCCGGTTCCTATTGCAATATGTGAAGTATATTGCTCTAAGTTAAAAATTTTTTCATAAATTGTGTCAAGTAAAGTATTGTAAGCAACATAAGTTTTGTCTTTTATTGTAATTTCATATTTGTTATGTAAATTAATATTCATATAACCTCCTTTTATTCTTTTGGTAAAGGATAATAAACCAATCTCACACCGTGTGCTTGAGCGGTTGCTGTTTTTTTAACTGTGCATATGCAAAACATTCCATTATGGGTTGCAGATGATGTTGTTGTTCCATAAAATCCAAATTTTGTGAATCCGTCGCTAACAACAGCTTGGCATGAACCGTCTGCAAAATACTTTGTTCTATCACCAGTATGTGTTGAATGGAAAAATCCAATATTGTTTCCGTCTTCATTGATATCTTTAGCAACTCTAAAAGTTGCATATCCAACAGTAAAAGGTTTAGTTGATGTAATATAATTTGATGTATATTCTGGCGCATAGCTCATATTTTCATCATAAGGATCAATAAATCTTGGTTGAGAATTTGAGTCTATATAATAACCAGGACACATAGCAGCCCTAAATCCGTATATATCTTCTAAACCAAATAATTTTAAAGATTGGTTATATTCGCTTTTCCCATAATACATACCCTTATTGTCCAACTTTCCAAATGTGTAATTTGTTCTTTGTAATGTTGCATATCCTGCACCCAAAACAGATTGAGAGTCGGTTGATTTAAACATTATTAGATAAATACACTGAAGCATTATAACCACATTATAAGGAAGCATTTCTACTCTTTCCCCAGACATTTCTTTAACTGCAGAATAATTTCTTTCATACCCAGCGCTTAGATTAGATACAATTGATTCTCCGCTAACGGTATTAAAACCGTGATAATAAGGTGAAGTTATTTGCATACAATATGGATTACCTCCAGGGTAAGCACAAATATATAGGTGCTCTAATTCTTTCCCTTTATATGCAAAAGCCTGACAGGTTGAACCCTCAAATGGTTGATCACTAATTTTTACATAAATATAGTTGTCATCTTTTGTTATTGAATAATGTATTTTAGGAAACTCAATATAAACATATCCGTTTTCGTGTTTAGTGTTATCAAACGGAGTTCCATCTTCCCACTCTTTATAGTTGTCTGGATTTAGATATCCTAAAACATTTCCATCTTTTAAAACGCAAGGCTTAATGGCGTTATATGGCCATCTGTTTTTCCAACCGTTATCAACAAACACATCATTATCAAAATCCATATATGCGCGTTCTAAACCAACAGCATCGTCAGTGTATGAAACCCAGTCTGTTGGATTGTCTAACGATTTGTCTATTTTTATACCATAAAGTGTTGCAGTTGATACTGTGTAAGATGATGCGTTAAAAGAATAGTTGAATTTTAAATTTTCTTTATTTAATTTATCTATAGTTTCTGTAAAATATAAAATTGGTTCAATACTATAATAGAAAGTAGATTTTATGTTTTCTTTTGATTTTTTGTTAATAAAAGATAGATCAATATATTTTGTTAGTTGAATGTTGTATGAAGTAGATAATAGTTCTGTAATTTTACCAGTTGAAACTTCTACTAAAGATTTTAATATATAGTTTGAGCCGTTTTCATGCGATGCAATAATATAAAGATATTCTGAATCATTTTTACTAACTACTCTAATATCTTTATATTGACCGGTTGGCAAATTTAACTCTTTTTCAGATATTATTATGTTGTCTCGAATGGTTCTGAAATAACATTTACCTTTTTTAATGTAGGCAATCAAGTTGGTGTCGTCAGAAACGCTAGGACATGTGCAAGCATGGATACAAGAAACGTCTGTATCAATTAGTTTTTCAGTTTCTCCTAGAAAAATTTTAGACATATACAAATTTTTATTAGGGTCTACTCTATAAAGAATAATGTTAGATGGATTTCCTGCTTCAGCAAAGCTGTTTAATGTAAAACAATGACTTATTCCTGGTAAAAGAAAATCAAAGTCGTCATATTTAAAGCTTTTTTCAGTTATAGAATGTTGTAGATAAAATATTTTTTCATTATCAACAAAAGATATCAATACTTTGTTGTTTTTTAAATCTAAAGCACGCAATTCAATTTCAAAAAGTTCTTGCTCTCCTTCCACTCCAAAAACAATAGTAGAAACAGATTTTATTGTTGCGAAAAAGCTATCGGTATCAGTGGAAATTCTCAAAGAAAATTTTAAATTAGATGTTGTAATTGGTGTATATGTTTTTAAAATTAAAACATCAGTTTCTCCTTTTGAGATTAATTTTGTTTCTTCATGAATTATGCAATCATCAATTATCAATTCAAAACTGCATTCACCTTCATTGTTGGTGTTGAGAGTGGATTTAATTTGAAAACAAATCGTTTCGTTAGTTTTAACATTTATCATAGGAAAATCAATAACGCAATTATTAAACTGACTTATGGTTTCATTAACATTAGGTTTTGAAATTTCAAGGCATTTATTATTGTTGTATTCATTACTTGAATTTAGAGAAAGATCTTTTTCAAGATCTAAAATTTTTAAATAGGCTGTTTTTCCATAATTCATAAATTTTCCTCCTAAACTCTTCCGTTAACAGACGAAAATTCAAATTTTAAATTTTTAATCTCACAATTAATATCGTTTGATTCTATAACGAAAGAAAAGTTATAAAAAGGTATATTTACTCTTTTAACAATAGGATTTGTTGAGCCCAAAAAATTAAAAGAGGTTGTTTTGTTATCAAAATAAATAGTTAACGAACAATTGCCTAAACTTTCTATATAAATTTTATTGAGTGTTTTTAAATTATTAACATTATTAATACCAGACTTTGCTGATATCCATTTTTTAGATAAATTATCATTAAAAAATTTTCCAGAATAATTTAATTTACTTAATAAAAATTCATTAGTTGATGTATTGTTTGCTAAAACAATAACACCTTCTAATTTATCCGTATTTATAGCTGTTAAATATTTTATATTAATACCATGAGTAATATTTTTAAGCTTGCAATTATTAATATCAATTTCCATTAAAGTGTTTGCATAAAATAAATTATCACAATTATCAGTATCACTATCAAATTTAAATTTGCATGCTAAATAATAGCTTCCATTGTAATAACAAGCAGAGGCAACTTGATTTTTTATATTAGATATGTTAGTTGATATATTATCTAATATTTTTACAGTATCAACTCCGTCAAATCTATATAAGCCGTCATTTGCAAGAAAGAATATTCTATCTCCGCAAACACAAACAGATGAAGCATAAATTTTACCGCTTGAAACAAACAAATTGCTTATTGCAAAATTGCGTTGATCACCATATGCAGATAAACGAGAAATGCCATTTTCTCTAAAAATGTAAATATAATCACAGAATGAAACAACTTTTAAAAGGGCTCCCCTTTCATCGATAAGTTCAATAAATCCAGCTTCTTCTAAGTTTACACTCCAATTGGTTGGGTCTAAATCATCAGAAAACCAAACTGCGTTTTTTTCACCATCAACGGTTGCAAATAGCCGTTCATAATGAAGTGCCATTGATGAAATTTTCGGGGCGTCTAGCACTTGATAAGGTAAGTCGTATCCATTCCACACAACCATATTGTCTGATTCGCTAGAAAAAATCATAACATCTTCTCCATTTAATCTGTATCTAACAGCTATAGGAGAGCTTGTGAAAGTGATGTTTCTAATGTAGTTTAAAGATTTTTTATCATTATATAAATTAATATAATAAAGTTTATATTCATCATCAACAATAATAAGTTTATCATCGCGATTGCTTGTTGTTTGATTATAAATATAAAAGTGGAATACTTTATCTATTCCGCCTAAAGATTCTATTTCTTTTTCTAAAACTTCTTGTTCATCAATGTCTGAAGTTAATTCAGATATTATATCTTTAAAACCAATACCATTTTTTAGCGTGCCGTCTGAAAAACTAAAATTATGAATTGCTCTAGCGTAATTTAAATTTGATAAACTGTCATCGTATTTAGTATTAATTCCATTAGAAAAATTTGAGATGTTTAGCGAAACAAAACTTTCAGAAGGGTATTTTATTTTAGACATTATTTTAGTCTCCTTGCATAAAACCTTCTTTCTCCTACCCTACTTTTAATGTTTTCTAGAGCGTTTTTAAATTTTGATTCCCACATGTCTGCTTCGCTATATAAAAGTTTAGATAAAGCATATTCGCTTGCAACTCCATAGCAAATTATAAAATAATCTAAGCCTAGTGGTAATGAAAATTGTTGTGAGTAGTTTTGAATACATTCTGGAACATAATTATATAAAATTGTATATTTACTATTTGGTGATCCCACTTTAATAAATTCAGGGTATAAATTAAATGTAACACTAAGGTCGCTATTGTTTTTTATATCTTTTATAGCTATAGCGTTTTTACTTAATTTATTAAAATAAATTTGACATTGATTGTCTGATGATATTGTTTCGCAGTAACTTAATGGATAATATTCTTTGGTTACTTCTCTAATCACGTAGTTAGTAAAAACAATTAGTTCATTGATTTTTTCCAATACTTGATTGTTTGGTGTTTCATTTGAAGATTGATTTAAAAAAGTAACAACATCATCTAAACCTAGAAGAGTTGCTGATAATTTTAAAATTTCTTTTGTCATAATCTTCCTCACTTAGTTATTATGTTTTTTATTTGTTTTTCTGTTATATTAAAATCTGTTTTTGTTTGAGAATATCTAAATATTTCTTTCATTTCTTGATTTGCTTTGTCAATTAAATTTTGTTCTTCATTTTCAATAAGTTTATTATTTGATAATTCTATTTCTTCAACAATTTTATTAATGTTTTTGCTGTTTGTTAACAAAAGTTTTTTGTATAGTCTGTAGTCTGGATAGTGTTCAAATGTAACACATAAACTAGGATAACAATCTAAATTATGAACTTCATATCTTGCTTCAGATTCATTGTAAAATAGCTCATAATTTTTATTAATTTCTTTTATTTTTTCAGAAATGAAATAAATATCATTTATTTTTTTCAATTTTTGAAAAAGTGCAAATTTCATATTAAAACTCCTAAAAAACATAAATATAAATTAAAAAAATGTTATTTTCTCTTGAAATTAAGAGAAAATAACAAAATAATATTAAGACTCTTCAATGCCTTCAATCATTGCTTGTCCGCTAGGTTGGTCACAAATAATATCAGCATATTTAACAAGAGTTGCAGTATAAGTTGGTTTGTTTTGAGTTTGTTTAATAACTCTTCCATCTTCCCCTTCAAGCCATTGCCAGTCACAAAGTTGATGAAGGTTAAATTCTTTTGTATTTAATAAATACATAGTGTTTGGTTTAACAAATCTGTCAGAGATTAAAGGTATTCCGTTATAAGAGATTGCTTTATAACCACCATTTAATTCCATAATGTCAACGTTTGTTCTGTAGCTATTAAAATATTCTTGATAGTTTCTTTTAACACCTGCAGAACAAACAATAAAGTCAACCTTACTATCTGCAACTTCTTCAAGTTCATCGATAGCTGTTTGCATGATAATATCAGAAATGTTAGAGTCTCCAGCTGTTTCTGTTAAATCTTTCATATAAGGAACCATCCAGCTGTATGTACTTCTGTTTAATCCATATAATGAACCAGTAGATTTAAATATTGCAGAAAGTCCAGTTAATTCTTTACCAAAAGATCCTTGCACGCAAAGAGCATATCCTCCGTCGTCCAAAGATGATGATGGTAAAGTTGTGTTTAATGTAACAATTTTATTAAGTCTATCAATAGATTTTATTCTGATAGCTTTTCCGCTAGAATGAACACTTCCGTCGCTAGCTTTAACTATATCAACAAGCATGCCTTCAATAATGTTGTTTATGTTATCAAGCATAATAGTTGTTGCTGTGTTGCTTAAAATATTAGCTAAAATACCAGTGCCGTCGCCATAAAGCATTCTACCAAAGTTGAAGCTACTAGCTTTAATAAGACCTTCCATTTCTGCGTTTAATAAGTTAACAAAAGCGCCAGCTGAACTTTGAGACGCTCTTACTGCTTTATCTGAAATTTCGATTTTTCCGTAAAGGTTTTTAAGCTCTAAAACAAATTGAGCATAGTTGTTTCCTGCTGCGTTAGGTAAAGCGCCGTCTTCATCTCCGGCACCAATACCGCCATTGATTCCGTAAGGAGCTAATTTTCTAATTTCTTTACCCCAAACATCAGATGTTGTTTGGTTAATGCGAGCAAGAAGAGGGTTAATAGATGTGTTAAGTTGTTCTGAAACAACGCCAAGATAAACTTCTTTTAATGCGCTGTCTGCTGTTTGTAATGTAACCATATTTTCTCCTTGTAAAATAATTAAGATTGTAATAATTTTTTTAAAATGTTAGAAGCTTCTTTTAAGTTTTTAGGTTTATTATTAGGTCGAGTTGGCGAAATTGAATTCGCTTCGCCTGAAATAAACATTAAATTGTTTTTGTTTTGTTTAACATCTTGAAGATATTTTGAAATTATTTTATTTTTAATGTTTTCGTTGGAATAAATATCTTCTAAATATTTTGAATCGTTAAGCAATTCTGCAGGTTTTACTTTGTTTTTTAGCTCCGCTAAAGCATAAGCATATTTAAGACAGTTTTTACTATTTGCAATATCTCTATCGTTTATTAAGGTTGAGGCTATTTCTTTAGCAAAAGCTTTTGCTTCTGGGTTTTCATTAAAAAATTTACTAACTTCGTTTTGCCAATCTTTTTGTTTAAAAAAAGGTATAGGTGCAACCTTTTCTTCTGGCGTGTTAATTATAGATTGACTGCTTGAGTGTTCTTTAATAAGTTCAGCTAATTTTTGACTTTTTTTAGTAAATTCTTTTTCTAAATTGTTGTAAGCATTAAGTAAACTTGTTGCATCTTTAAACTTTCCGTAATTGGAGCCATCTTGCAAATTTGTTTCCTCTTGACCTAAATTATTATTGATTTGCTCTTGAACATTGTCGTTTGTTTCATTTTGCAAGTTTAATGGTTGTTCCAAAGTTGTTTTTTCTTCCATAAATTATCCTCTATTAAGATTTTTTTGAATAATTGTTTTGCTCTATTTGTGATAAAGCAAAAAGCATTGATTTATGTGCTAAAATATGTTCTTGTAATTTATTAATATGTTCGTTAGAAAATTTGTTGCTTTCGTCTGATAAAATAAATTTTGTGTGCTCTTCTATATGTATTTCATGTTCGTCTATTTCTAAAGGTAAAAACTGTGTCAATTCAAGATTTTCTTTTATTGCTTTTTTAATGTGCATTTGAGTAATGTCTGCTGAATTTTCCCAAATTCCCATACCTAAAGCTTCAATAAGTTTAGCTCTATTTCTATTTGATAACTTACCATTTTCATCGTTTAATAATCCGTTTTTATATAATTCCATTAACATAGATTTGCGTTGGCTTGGTGTTTCTGTGAGTTCGTTAATTGTGTCTAAAACAACATCATCGCTTGTTAGTTGAGATGAGTTCCAATAAAACATTTCAATTTCTCCATTTTCATCGCAAGAGCGGGTTAATCGATCATTGGTAGCAAATTGTTTGTATAAACGAATTATAAATTGAGCAATCTTTTTGACAGCACTACGTATATATTCCGCTGTTACAGACAATCTTGTTTCATCTTGTTCAATAAGAATATTTAAAGCTGTTCCGCTGGAAACTGCTGAAGGAACAGTACTATCCCTCATTAATTCACTAACACCACTAACAGAAATAAATTCATTTAACAATCGATCTTCTTCGTTATTGAATTCATAAGGAATGGATCCTCCATCAATAAATCTAGGAGGGGTACTTCCATTTCTGTAAACTAATATTTTTCCAGGGGCTAAACCTTCATCTTCAATATTGTCAATATCAACAGAGCCATCTTCAACGGCTAAAACACCGGCAGCCAACCTAGCCATAAATTCATGTTTTCTATTTTTTATTGCATTGTATGCCCTCTGAATAGGAATACATCTTTCAATAACGCTAACACCCCAAAAACTTCCAATTTGTGATGTTGATACTTGTTTTATAAAAGGATATGCGTATTGGTTGTTATTGCCAACTCTAAAAGGTAAATCGCCATCAAAAACTAGATTATCTCCAACCAAAATTATAAGCCTTCCGTTAGGATAATTTTCATTTGGTTTAACATATTTTTCAATAACTAAAATATGATCTCTTTTTATTGCGTGTGTAATTTTAGGTATATTGCTATTTCCTGTGATTGAGCCTTTGGTTAAGAAGTTGTCAAAAGTAAAAGTATCAATATCTTTTCCTTCAACTTTTATACCCCAAATTTCTTCTGCCTTTTTAGCCGAATATGCTCTAGCATGTATAATACTTTCACAATCTTCAATATTAACGCTACCTGAAGAATCTGGATATATTTCAAATGGAGGACAAACACAAATCGAAACATCTCCATTTTTTATTTCTTTGTTATTCTCTTTTCCTATTGTGTCTCCTAGATTGTCGTCCCACAAAACTTTATAAAAAACGGTTCCAGTAACTTCACTCCAAATTGTTGCGTTGGTGATTATGTCTGAGAGATTAGATTTATCGGATGTTGTTTCCAGAATTGATTTTGCAAGTTTTGCCGAATAAAAATCGCTTTGTTCGCTACCAGTTGGACGAACAGAAACTGTTGGTCTAACTTTTCCTAATTTAGCTAATCTAGATTCTATAATTGGGGCTATATGATTGTAAACTTCTCTTTCTTCCCAATAAAAGTTTTTTTGAGTTAATTCAATTTCTCCTGTTGGACTAATTGAAGAATATTGATTTCCTAGCATAAAATTCATATTCAGTTCCCAAGTAAGTTCGTATGGTTTTCTATCTAAACAACGTTGATTAAAATCTTCAAGAACTTCTTTAATAATAATTTTGTCTTGATCTTCATTGTAAAAATAGTTGTTGTTTATGGAATTTTTGTTGTTTTTTATGTTTTTTATACTATTTTTTGCGGATTTTTGTGTATTCATTAATATTATCTCCCTTCTTTGATTTTATTTTCTTTTTTACACTTTTGCATATTTGAAAGTAGCATATTAAAACAGTTTTCACACAAACAAATATTTTTTTTATATCCGTTTGTGTTTATGTTATAGAAAGCAAACTCGTGACAATTACCCGAATCGCATCTAACATTTCTAGGGCATTTTTCAACAAACATATTTTTTTACTCCTTAAATTTATTTATTATTTCATCTTTTAAAGCAAACAATTCTTCATCTGATAAAGCGTATAAATCTTGTTGAAGATTTACCTTTTCCCCAAAAATTTCAACAAGCATTTTAACAGCAAGCAAATCAGGCGGAACATGGTGCGTGGTAACTTTTTTCTTAGTAAGTATAAGGTTGGTATTTTCTTTTTTTGATTGTTTTCCATTTTTTTGTTTTGTTTTTTCAAGGTTATCCTTTGTGTCAAAAAAATTTAATTGTTTATCATCTTCTACTTTATTTTGATATTCAAAGATTTCTTCATCATAAAAATATCCCTCTGCTTTTTTTAGAAGGATATTTTTTATATCTGTTAAAAGTTTGTTGTCTAACTTGTTTTTCACTTATCATCATTTTCCGTAATATTGTTTACAGCTTAATCATATAACACTTTTTTCAAAAATCAAGATTACACTGACATCTATTGTAATTTTCTTTTTCTTAAAATTTGCTTATATAATTTTTCCTTGTTTTTTTGTATTTCTGTTTTTTCTTTTTTTATAACTGCAGGTTCTGGCCTAGACATAATGTAATATCTAAGTTCATCTAAGCAGTGGTCATCTTCTTTGACTGGTTTATCGCCGTTTCCCCAATAATAATTTTTAATTTCTCTAATTAAATTAATGCATGAAGAAAAGATAAAAAGCTTAGAATCTCCATTTGCATTTTTTAAAAACAATTTAACTCTAGAAATGCCTGTAAATAAATCTTTATTAACGTTTGGGTTTACGGCAATGCCGTTCTCAAAAAATAATTCAGTAACGCTTTTATTGCTGGCTAAGGTTTTTTGGTTTGCGGCACTATCAATAAGAGCTTCAATTTTTCCATCTTTTCTAGTTTTCCAATTTAAGCTTTTTGCTATGTCTTTAATTTTTTGAGCATGGTAATCTACTGTTTGTCCTGCTTCATAATGTTCTGCAATAACATATATGTTTCCATCATAATCACAAGCGTAAAAATGTGCCGATAAAGGATTATTAAGTCCTGGGTCTATTGAAATATTATCATAAAAATCATAAGGTATTTCAAATGGTTCAATAACATGAATTTGTGGATCGAATTCTTTGTATACCATACTTCTGTTATTGCATAAAAACTTGCCATATCTTCTTGCTGTTAATTCCTCTTCACTCATAGATGCTGTAAGCCGTTTTAGTTCTTCACTGCTTAAATATGGATTATCTGCCCATTCAATAAAAATTGAATAAACTTCAGGATCATTATTGGTGTTAAGATATATTTGATCGTAAATATAAGTTTGACCTTTAAGTGGAGTCATTGTTCCGAAAATGTCGCCACATTTATCCAGAACTCTCATTTTGCATTCGTTGTAAATATCTTCTGGCGGTTCTTCGTCGAACCACACAAAATCAAGAGATGTCCCTTGAAACTTCTCTCTTCCTTCTTCGCACGATTTGAAAGAGATTCTTGAAAGCCCACCAAAAACATTTTTAATAACAATAGTATCTATAACGCCATATTCAGGGCTGTTTTTCTTTCCTGTATTCATTATTATTTCTTCAATAAAAGATTTATCTAAATACTTTAAAATTTTATCTTGAGCAACTTCTTTTTGAACTTTTGTAGATAAGCTAACAACCCAACCAAAAACATCTTTTTTGTTTTTTCTATAAGGATGAATGCCTCTTGCTAGCCATATTGCTTCAACTGCACCGCATTCTGTTTTCCCTGTTCTATTTCCTCCAAAAACCCATCTATTTCTTTTTAAATTTTTGTGAAAATCTAATTGTTTTTTATGCACAATTTTTCCCGTGTTGTAATTTTTTAAAGGGTTTGTTTTTCTTCTTGATATTTCGTCATATATATCACTTAAAATGTTTATATTATTTATTAAATTTTCTTTATTCATGTTTCTCCTAATATTTTTTAAAAAATAAAAAACGCAAATATTATAATTTTATTTGCAAATATTGATTTATTTACAATAAAAATTAGCGATTATATTGCGTTTTTAATATAAAATATATCAAAATAAAATATTATTCTACATAATAATTAATTATTCACTTTGTGTTAAATTATGTTTTTTTGGTAGTATTTATTTATGAAATATTTAATCAAGGCGAGTAAATTTTTTAGAATTTTCTTAAGTGTTATATTTGTTGTGATTGTTAGTAATATTTGTAATATAAATTGTGTTCAAAATAATATTACATATAGTTATTATGAAACAAGCAGAATTAAATATGCAAAAGTAAAAGAAAATTGCTTTTTATTTAAAACTTCAGATGTTACTGATGCATCATATAGAAATGTTGAATTCATAATACCCGAATCATATTTTGTTATTGTTTTAAACAATATAAATACAATGATAACCAAAGTTCAATATAAAAATAAAATAGGCTATGTTTCTTCTGATTCAATAAAAGTTGTTGATTTTCTTCCAGTTAATCCAACTTTGGATTATGTAACATTTGATATTAATGAAAATGTTGGAACCCAGTTAAGATCTTCTCCAAATGCTGACGATTCAACAAATATAACTTCAATCGTTCCTGCAGGAACAGAAAATATAACTTATGTTGCATCAACATATGGTGTAATACCAACAGGAGGAAATTCTAATGTTTGGTATTATGCAATCTACTCTCCTATTTCTGATCCAACAAGTGTTTATGAAGGATATATTTATAGTGGTAAAACTGAAAATTTATCTAAAATTGAGTTAAACTCAGAAGATATTTACGAAATTACTGAAAACAACAAAGAAGATAAAGATAATTCGTTTGTTATAAATAACGGCATAAAAACTTTGCTTATTATAATAATTTGTGTTCCTATTGTTCTAATTTTTATTATTTTAATTGTTGGAAATAAAAGAAATAAAAATGAAAATTTTAAAACTAAAGAAACCTATATTGAAACAAACAAAGAGTTAGAGAACAGAAATAATAAAAATAGTTATAGTTTAAAATTTAAAAAACCAAGTGATTTCGCAAATAAAAAATTAAAGAAAAAGTCTAATTTGTCAAAATATATAACACAAGAAAATCAAACAATGCAAAATAATAAACCAAGATTCCCTACTTATGAAATTATTGACGATGATGATTTGTTATGATTTTTTTGTAGTCTTTAATATATTTTTTTCTGCCAATTTCTTTTTTCTGAAAGATTCTTCAATCCAGGGCTCTCTACCTATTTGTGATTTTAAAAACTCTGTAGTCCAGTTTTGGTTTAGCATATATATTGCAAGTTTTTCGATAATTTTATTTGTTTTTCTATAAATAGTTCTGTCTGTTGTATTCATTTCTTTTGCTATGTCTTCAGTTGTGTTTTTTTGAACAAATTTTAAAACGGCGATTTTTCTTTCATCATCTGTTAAATAGTCAAGCAGGTTTTCAATAATAACAAACAGGTTTAAAAGTTTATCTTTTCTTTCTGTTAAATCGATAACCTTATTCATTTCAGAAAAAGTATTGTAATAATTAGAACCGTAGATTGCTGATGTAGGAACTAGTGTGCTTGCTCTCTTTTCAATGATTTTATCTATAACGTTAATTATGTTAGGTAAAGATTTGTATGCATCTAAAAGAACTTTAATATAAATAATTAAATCACTCTTATATGCAATATTTAAAAGTTTTTCCTCAAAATTTTTGTTAATTTTGCAATTTTTTACATGTTTTTCAATGTTTTTATTTTTATTTTTGCAGTTTTTGTCTGCATCAATATTTTCTTCTTGATAATATTTTATTTCTTGATTTTGTTCCATTTTTTTATTCAACTCTAACATTTTTAGTCTCCTTTTATATTTGTCATAAAATGTCGAATATTGTCAAGTAAGTTTTTATTATTTATTAAAGGCGCTAGCTTCCTTTGATAAAAGTTTACCTTAATTTTTTTAATACAGAGCTCAACACTGACATAAAATTAAGATATTTTTTAAAAAAAATACTAAAACAAACGTTCGATAAAATAAGAATAAAAAAATAAAACAGACAGCATTGTGTCTACTTTAAAAAAAACATAAAAAAATTTAAACACCCCCTCTTTTTGTTTTGCTTAATCGACAATATATGATAAAATATTTTTTAGATATTATATATAAATATATAAAGCGAATCTCAAACTAAAAAAAAGATTATTGAGTAATTCGCAAGAGGGGTTTGTT